TGCAGGTACACAATTGCTTAACCTGCAGATTTTATCCGCTTGAACCCAACAACTATGAGAAACACGCTCTGCGAGTTTCTCAAGTTATCGCGGCAGTCGCCAAGGTCTCGTGCAAGCACGGACTTTGGCTCGTTGCTCGCGTAAATTATAGTATGTTACTGTTCACACAGTGTGCGACCAGTAACTACAGTATAACATATTTCTTTATGAGCTGAACCTTAACTTGTAAACTGTACGCAACTAAATTATAATGATGTTATCTATGGAAACGATGCGTTGCTGATTGCACGCATGTGAACCGCAGCAACAATTCAATGGGGGATATTATTTATGTGGTCAAGAAAAGAGCTCAAGAAAAAGGCGCGTATTTTAATAAAATCAAACTATTGGCGAAGTATATCTGTCTGCTTTCTGATTGCGATGCTTACGGCTTCGTATCCGATTTCCCGCTCTTTATTTTTGAACTATTTTCCTGATAAGATTCAGACGAAAGCAGAGCTTATTTTACCTGCTTTTATTTCTGCTGAAAGCCTCAGCAGTGCATTTTTGGATTTTATTCCTGATAATTTCGTAGTTGCATCCTTTTTACATACGATTCAGAATTCTCTGAAGCGTCCGGACTTTATTGTCACTTCGTTTCTCACACTTGGAGTCATTTTTTCGCTTTTATATAAGTTTTTTGTCAGTAATCTTTTGATTGTCGGTGAGAAACGTTTTTTTGTTGAATCTTATAACCTGGCAAATCCTTCCTGGGTGATGTTCTGCTACACGCTTTTTCAGAAACTTTGGGATTTAACAATTATCGGTGGAATTATTAAGCATTATGAATATAGCATGATTCCATATATCCTCGCAGAGAATCCAAAAATCAGTCAAAAGAATGCCTTTTTTCTCTCTAAACAGCTTACAAGGGGAAATAAATGGAAGCTCTTTTTGTTAGATTGTTCTTTCCTCGGCTGGGAGCTTTTATCTCTCTTTACACTTGGAATTCTGGACATCCTTTATGTCCGCCCGTACAAAATGAACTGTAAAGCATCCTTATATCTGTTTTTACGAAGAAACTATGTGCTTTCAAGAGCTCCTAAATATGAGCAGCTCAATGATTCTTATCTTGAGCATGTTCCTTCTGAAGATGAACTTCTGATCAGTAAAGCACTTTATGACGATTCTGAAGGTCCTTACACAAAGATCTCTTATTTTGCACCGCATCAGTATCCGGTATTTCTTTTTTCTGTGCAACCACCTATTGCCGCAGTAAAATCACCGGTCAATCCGGCGCAGAATTATGACTTTCTGTCCTATGTATTTTTATTCCATGCCTTTTCTATTTTCGGATGGCTTTTGGAAATCATTTCCGAACTGCTCAGTTGCGGCACACTGGAAAATGTAACTCTTCGTACGCTTCCATGGCTCCCGTTGTACGGAATCTGTGGTCTGCTTATACTGTTGCTGTTAAAGAAATATATCAAAAAGCCGGCTAGTATGTTTATTATCAACTTTATTGTGTATACAGTTCTTGATTATCTCATCCAGCTGTTTCTTGATCTTGGCTTTGGAATTGAGCTTCCGAAATATCATTCTTATCTTGCTTTCATGAATGGAGAAGCATATCTTGGTGATGGGGCAGTATTTGCACTTCTTGGCTGTGCATTTTTCTATTACTTTGCATTAAGTCAGCCGTGAACATTCCGTTTGCGAATAGTACGATTGCACCGTTATCTTTAATAATTCTGTTATACTGCTGCCATAATGGTTCAAACGGTATAACAGAATCCCATTTATTCCGGGCAGTCTGCCCAAACGGAAGATCACACAAAATCATATCAACACTATTCGTTGGAATATCTTTCATCAATTCCAGGCAGTCACCTTTATATATTTCGTTGACTTCCATTACTACTCCTAATAACTATTTTATTTGGAATAGCTTATTTAGCCGTTTTCAGACAAAATTATGAGTAAATAATAGAAGTCTTAGTTTCTGGAATCACCTGTATTACGGTGTTCCAGTATCATAGATAAAATAGTTATTTTGTCCGTTTCCACTCTTCTTCACGGATTTTCTCTTCTGAATATCCCCGTCTTCTGAGTTCTCTTTTTGCTTCGTTTGCAATACTTTCCGGGATATAATCACCCAAATGGTCGAAGCATGTCTTGTCTGAATCTTTTTCAAAATCCCACATATTAAATACTCTTTTCTACTACTACAGCTTGTTTGCCCAGTTCCTCATATCTCTGATTGAATAAATCTCTCGGATATTCCTTAATTCCTTGTAATGGATCAGATACAATACAAGTTTTATTGTCCTTGTCATATCCAATTAGCACCATACAGTGTTCATTCGCACGCCATGCTATTTCTTTACCATCAACGTCCCATGTAATATTTCTGTATGTTTCTTTCAGGTCAATAGTTGACCAAATTACTACCGGCTTGCCCTCTTCTACATATTTGTATAAATCATCTAATGACAATCCATATAAATTGTATACTTTGAAATTACAGCCATTCTTCTCACTGAAACTCTTCGCTGCATCTGCAATTACATTTGAAAAGCAACCGCATGAATGCTCATCGTATGGCGAACCTATGAACTTTTCATTTGGATCAGTTTTACCAATTTCGCCACATTCCAGGTATTCATCTGCTAACTGAGTTTTACTGATATCATACCCGTAATAATTGAGTACAGTCGCAAGTGAAGTAATTTCGCAACCTGTAGGAAGTTCTGGTAATTGTAAAACTGGCTCAACATCCAATTTGAATTGTGAATTGGATTTTTGCACAGTATCATTTTCTTTTTTGGTTGTCTCAGATGTAGATTTATTCTTTTTCTTACTCTTCAAATCAAAATTGAGTGTTACGGTACAACCATTTTCAGTGGTTTCTTTATTAAAATCATTAAGTTCATATTCACCACCAATATCTATATCTGTGTTATCATTTCTCCACATTGTTCTTTTTACTGTAACATATGGATATTTAGATTTAATTTCTCCTGCCTTGCAACCAACCAAAGAAAAACATAAAAGTATGGCAAAAATTCCCACCATCATCTTTTTCTTCATTTTCTTCTCCTACTCTACTTTCCTATCCCTTGCAGCCGACCTAAACATCATCAGCAACATTTCTGAAATAGGCTTTTCTCTGTTCATTCTTTTAGCTTTCTTTATGGATTTCAAGTCGTACCAGCTCCCGGAGTGGCAACGACCACTGGGAACTAATACACCAACACCATACGGAATTTCCTTCTTAACCTCATCGAATACTTCTTTTGGCATCACGTAGTAATTCCAATCTCCGATGAAGTTATGCCCATTTTTAGAATGGAAATCTGCTACGGAAGACTTGACCTCATAACAGTAAAAATCTCCCTTTTCGATTCCTCCAACCGTGTTATTTACTGGCTTGAATCTCATATAATCAACTCTTTTGGCATTCTTGGTTCTGTAGTCAAACGTGACTTCTCTTGACCAATATATCCTAGAGTCATTGCGTGGATTTATGTGCTTTTGAATTGATAGAGACAGAATTTTTGTAATTTCTTTTCTCTTATCTGTCTTCATATTTATCCATCAGCACATTCTTCCGCTAACCTATTGGCTAAAGCAACGATACCTTCAACTCTATACATAAAAGCTAAAGCAACGTCTTTTTCGTAATCGTAGCCATAGTCAACATCTGGTATTTCAGATTCAATAGTTTCAAGAGCCACACGCTTAACTCTATCTACAGTCATTTGAGTCATATTTACCCTCCGTTAAATTGGTCTTTTCTTCTTCATTGGTTCACAAAATTCTTTATTCAATTTCTTAATGAGATTGACATCCGGCACGAAACCTTTCTTCCCACTATTTCTGAAATCATAGATTTTATATGCTTTTTCATATACTGCTTTCATGATGCCTAAATTAGAACATATGCAACGAAGTTCTGCCACATCGTCAAGCATTTTACTTGACATATTCTGACTGTATTTGTCCTCGGCTCTCGATGCATAATGCCACCAATCTGCTCTAATCTGTAGATACGCCAGCTCTTTTGCAAATTCATTAACTAGCTTTTTCTTTGTGATAAAAACTTTCATATATATTGCTCCATTTATTATAGTTTGTTTATAATAGCATTTAATGTAAATACAACAAAATCTACTACATATGGATATCTGCATAAAAATAAATTTACTTTAAATGCAATCTGTTTGATTTTTTCTAACATTGCTTCTCCTTTCTTATAACAAGAAACACTTGTTTCTTGAAAAATTTACCATATCATGTTAATATGGTGGAGAGCAAATACCTAATCAGCAAGCATATCGAGTGGACTTTTACTCTTACTCATATAAACTACTGGTTAGGGAAAACTCATTTTTCTGAAACAAGTGTCTGCATTCATTATACAGAACACTTGTTCTATTGTCAATCTTTATTTCTTCATTTCTTTTGCCCCCTTTCAATATATTTAAAAAGATATGGTATTCCATCTCGATATGGATATATAACAAATCCATTATCCCAAGTCATAACTGAATGTTTAGAACGATATTTCTTTATTCTTACTTGCGTTGACTTTTTGAAAAGACTCGAAATTCTCCACGGATCATATCTACATGTATTCTCAACCAATTTGAAAGTATACATTTTCTCTGTTTCTGTGACATCTATAACTACATGTCCACTGCCAGGAATGCTATCGTCTTTATACTCATACAATCCATTTTTCATTTCTATAAACTCAAAGTGTATAAAATTCTAATTTAATCAAGTAACGCTTTGTCGATGATCTGGAAGTTGGCTCTGTGAATATAAAGAGCTTTACCATCAATCATGAGTTTTGTCATCTTCGGTAAATCGTCTGGAATTTCCCAGTATACTTCATCGCCTGAATAAGCTGTTATAGGCTGTCCAAGCTGAGATTTTACAACAACAATTCTTGACTTACCAAACATGTTTTTGTACTTGTTTACGATACCGGCAATATATGTATTGTCTGCAATGCTGCCATTTGTATTACTGTAGATATTTTCCTGCTGAAAATCAACTTCTGCATTAAGTCCTTTCTGCTCGAAAATACATGTATCTCCGCAGCTTTGGATTTCTTTGCCATCAATATTGATAGTAATTATAGATGACAGCTCATAGCCAGTAATGATATCGCCAGAACTATCATAACTTGTTGTTTCAACTGGATTTCCTTCGATGTTGATTTTATCGCCGGTTGTTGTCATTACTTTGTTACCGTAGTTATCGTATGTGTCAATCACATATCCGTTACCGATAAGGCTACCCTTTAAATCGTTAATAGCAGAATCCAACATGGCACAGCCTGTCATTGCACACAGTAGCGTCACGCAAACAATAACACCTACGATTTTCTTAATGTTTTTCTTCATCTTCCTGTTCCTTCCCTATAGATTTATATTTTTCTGTATTTCTACATTCTTTCTGCTTATCCTTTAGCTTCTGTTCTGCCTCTTTCAGCTTCTCCCGGAGAGACTTTAATCTCTCTGTAATCTCTGGATTAAATTCTTTCCTTTCTGGATATCTGAACATTTCATTCGTTATATTAAATGCTGTTGCTATAGAGTCTGCAAATCGTTCAATACTTTCATAGCTCTTTATCTGTTTTTTCAATGACTTAACATCATGCTTCTCTGAGTAGCAATAAATATTCAAATATTGGCGTTTCCGCTTGGCGATTTCATTTTTTCGTTTCTTATTTTCTCTTTCTTCTCGCAAACGATCTTCATATTCTTCTCTTTCTAAGATACTGGCATGTACTGACTCAATATAGTCTTCAACATCCTCATCGCCATCCCAACTTGTACATGGTGGTTCAATTGGTTCTCCACCATAGCAAACCATACCGCCAGGGCAAAAGACCTTCGCCTTGTAATGGGCAGATGCTACAATCATCTATTTCACTTAACTTCATGTATACCTCCTAAGAGTATATAGGCAGCCATATCTCTTGAAACCCCTTCGTCTTTCAATGCAGTGGCAACATCTATTATGTGTTTCATGTATGCAACATCACAAGAACACTGTTCTACTATCAATTCTGATAATAAATGTGAGTGACCTAATTTGACCAATGCAGAGATAAACTTATTTTTAAAATACACCTCTTTGCTCATTTCTTTTACGCCATTAAAGTCTTCTTCGGTAAATTGATATGGTTCGTGATATCTTTTTGACGTGTATTTAAGATATTGTTTCACTTCTTCATATTCCGGGAAAACTTCTTCATACAAAATAATTTCTTTTGCTGCTAAAGCTGCAAAAAGTCTATTATTATACTCTTCCTCTTTCACAAGGGCTTTTACTTTGAAATATCTATTATGAAAATCGAATGGGTAATATCGGAAAACACCGTCTAAATCTTTACAGAAATGGAAACCATTTCTACCGACTGCTGGATTACCTTCTAATATCTTTGGCACATTAAGTTCGTACTGTTCTGTCTTTCTTTCGTGATTAACACTAAATCCATACATTTTTGGATATGTAACCGTACAACACATATTTTCTTGTGTGCCTTTGAAACCTTCTACCCAGATATATTTTTCACCTGGATTTTTTGGCTCTGCCATAGATTCTTGCTGTTTTTCATATGAAGTTTTAATAATGCCTATTTCCTTTTCTACAACTTTCTTTTTGAAAAAATCAAACATATCAACTCTCCCATTCCATCGGCAGTTTTTCTTCATAACCGTATAAATTGAGTTCCCCTGTAATTGGATCAATCTTTTCTGCTTCCATAGGTTTAAAAGCAATTACTGCCCACTGTGGAATATCAAGAAATTCTGTTGACTCATCTACGATATTAAAGAAATCCTGTTTGTTGACCATTCCATATTCATGTGCCTTTTCAATGATTGCCTTCATTGCTGCATCATCTTCTACTTCAAGCACAATCTTAGTAAAACTACCACTAATCCACTGAGCAAAAAGTTCCTTATCAACTCTTGCATTTGGATTGATTAGGTAGTCATTGTAGGTTTCATTTGAAGTGGCAACATTTCTCTTGAACCACTCACAAAAGAATGAGGTAGCTCCGTGTGCTACCATAGCTCCCAGTTTTCCAGGACTCATGTTTAAACTCTTGTTTACTACAATTACCTGTTTGTACATTGCATTACATTTCCTTCCATTTATTATTGCTTGTTTATAACAAATTTTAAAACTCTCTTCTCATTACGAGAGCTTCAATATCTCGCTTAACCGCAAGTTCCGCTTTTGAACACCTTGCATCCATGCTTTCAATAGCATCCTTGTAGTCTGCATTGTTTCTTTCAAGCATCTTGATTGTGCCACGATATTCGTTAATCAAATCTTCATTACTTTTAATGATTTCCAGATATGCGGATTTTTCTTCTGCTATTTCTGCACGTTTGGCTTCCAGAATTTTCTTGTCTTCTGCCAGCTTATCAAGATTCTTCTGAATAAACTGCTTGTTGAATTCTTCGCCAACATACAATTCCACTTTGTACAGTGTAATGACCTTTGACTCTGTTAAATCAGTCAAAATAATCCATGTTCCTGATAAATACACATTAACTGGATTATTGTCACGGTTTCCAACTTTTCCCGTGTAAATCAGTTCTGAGTGTTCGCACATCTTGTTAATGTCATCAATAATTTTGTCCTCATTTTGAGCTATGTAAATATTGATGTCAATTAACTCATCTCTTCCGGCAATTCTTTCGGCATAGCGAGTCATTGCATGTTTAGTTATTGCCATTCTTTCCAATTTTCTGTTTCGCTCCTTTTCCTTCGACTGCTATTACATTCAAACAGAAGTCGATTATTTCTTTTTTCTTTTTGTTAAAATCTTCGATGTCTTCTGGATTCAGTGCATTTATGTTTTTCAATACAGCACCAGTACCTAACTTCACTCCATCAATGGCACCTTGATCGTATGAACTTTTCTTGATATCTGTAAGCTCTTTATCAGTAAGAAGTGTTTTATTGCTTTCAATTTTT